GACGCCAATCACCCCACTGATATTGCCCGTTAATATCGGTATACCAGAAGTTATCCACATTCTGGCCCTGAGACCATACAAACTGGTCCCCTGCCGCATTATTGAGTTGTGCTCCAATATTCATAAAGTAATTTCCTGCTGCAATGTTAAATTGAATTGGAGTATAGAAGTTGTAAACAGGCTGTCCAAAGAAGTTGGTATCCCCGGTATTTACAATCGTTAGATCTGCAAGATCAATTCTTTGGCTATAGACCTGATTGTTGAAGGTCGAATCCCAAACAATGATTTGAAAACAATCAATGTTAGAAATGCCTTGATCATTAAAGCCATTTAATGAACCCCACCAACGAAGGCTTGAGGTCGTATACGAATCCTCCAGTTCAAATGCCTGGGCTCCACTCTGGGCATACGTATATGAACCCTTGGAGTCGTAGGCGTCTGAGTAGAAGCCTACAGTATCCGTAACTGGATTATTAACCACAATAAAGTCTGCTAATGCGCTTGTGGTAAACGCAAAGACACCGATAGCTGCCATAAGTCCCTTGATCATAATTGTCTCCATAATGCGCACTATGCTCCAAGCATGTGCAATAAGTTTAGAGACTGTATCAAACTTTAATAGCTCTGCAAGTTTGCTGTCTAATCTTGGCTATATGGTAAAATAATTGCAGCTAGAGAGTTTATAACTTTTGATATTGCTTCTGTCCGCCTGTGCTGTATAGGACCTGTTGACTCAAGTAATCTAATATTTTAATTAAATAGGAGGCTATATGGAAGTAAAGCCAGGAACTAAAACCACTGAGTTTTGGATAGCCCTTGCCCCGGTATTGGCAGGCTTGATAGAGGGCGTACGAGGAGATCCAATTAATAATCGCTACATGATTGTATGTGGCACTGTGTTGGGAGCTTTGTACATAACAAGTAGAACGCTTGTTAAATGGAAAAATAAATAAAATGGGATGATTCCGAATTGAGGTTTGTATGTACGAATATGCCGTTAAAGACGTCCCTCGTGTGATTGACGGTGATACATTGGACGTTGTTATTGATCTTGGCTTCAATTTGACCATCAAGCAAAGAATTAGACTTAAGGGAATTGATACTCCAGAGATCACATTTGTAGATAAGAACAATAGGCATCTTGGAGAAGCCGCCAAGGTGTATGTGCTGGAGTGGCTTGAGGAAAATCCCAAACTCAGAATTAAAACGTATAAGGACGACAAATACGGCAGGATATTAGGGGAACTTGTATCCGTAAGTACAGGGCAGTGCCTCAATGACACTCTTGTAAAAGAGGGTCATGCAAAACTATACGACGGTGGAGCCAAGACATAACTGATATCTAAAAAAAAGACAGGAGGGCTGGTGGGCCCTCCTGCTTTGTCACCCCGAAGTAGAACCCGTTACAGAACTGCTCGGGGTAGTCGGGGTGTGACAATCTCATGGGGTACAGATGAGATCGCCATCGATGGTGATCTGCTTGCGATCCTGGAGGATGCGCAAGACTTGACCGACTTGAAATGAGTTCAAGCGCTGGCGCTTGGCCCATTTCCTAATGTCGGTGCGTGCGATCCGTCCTTTTGCCGAATGGCTTTTGATGATCTCAAAAACCACATCAGTGGCTAAGATCGGTGTGCTTGGCCGGGTCGTGGCGTACGTGCCGTGCCTGTTCCTGGCCACGACATTGATCTTCAGCTTGTCCATGATGGCCTTCATGCCATTGACGCTGATTCCCGCGGCGTCCGCCATCCAAGCAAGACTGCGGGCCGGGTACTGGTTGCGAATCCAGGCCACCTGCTCCTGCGACGCAGCGTATCCAGTTCTGCCCTCTCGGCGCAGAACGCCAGGGAACTTTGAAGACCCTGAGGCGGACTTGGTTGCGGACTGCTTGGGCTTGTCCTGGCTGGGTTCCAGCAAGGTACGCAGGCACAGGCCTGCATCTCGGCACCTTTGATCCAACTGCTCGATATCGTCGAGCAACGCACGAAGCGTTTTGAAGCTTGTCATAACGGGTTCATTCCTTTGAACAAATGTCTTTAAATAGCTATACACGCGTATATGCTATTCTCTGCTGTTGTTCATCAACAGAAAAAGAAAGCGACAGACCTTTCGGCCTGCCGCTTCCGGAAACAAATGCACCGTCAGGCCGCATCGGGCCTATAGTCGTACCAGAAGGGATCTTCTCCCCAGAACGGATCGTTCTCTCCCATTAAGTGCTTGGTTGACTCCGTGGGTGTGTTCGGAGTGTTCTCCGCATTGGGTTCCAACAGGCCCATAAGCCTCAGGAGATCCTCCTGGAAGATGATCGGCCTATAGCACTTCATCAGCATTGCGGTCCTTTTCTTGGCCTGCTCGTATGAGCATCTGTGAATTACGCCATCCACCACGATTGCCGAAGATGCCTGAGGATCCTTTGACAGGAGCGTCTTCAGCCCTGGTGTTCGAATTGCGCACGCCAGGTCCGTGTGGTGGACCAAACGCCATCCGCGTGGGTCTTCTCCATGGTTGAGTGTGAGGCAAATAAACATTATTTTGCCCCCTTCAGTTGAGCCTGCACCTTGGCCCAGTAGGCCTTGGTGCTGCTCTTACGGTGACCCTTGGGGCCACCGTTATGGATCCTGGCCCTGTCCTCCCAGCTGGCTCCCTTGGGAGCATAGCGGGCCATGTAGGCCTTGATGATCTCCCGTGCGTAGGCGGGATCCTTTACCGCCTGGTAGCCTCTAGCCTTGAGATCCGGGCGGTGTTCCACCGCGTCGAACCAGTAGTCGTACCAAATCTGGTACGCACCCAGCGCCTTGCCATTGTCTCCAACGGCGTTGTTGGGGTCCTTCTCGGCACCGGTCTCCACCTTCTGGATTGCGGTTAAGAAGTTGTCCCAGGTCTGAGCCTGGGCAGGGAGGGGGAAGGCGAGGTACAGCATCATCGCCACGATAAATCCGATAACAGGCTTCATTGCATTTGTCTCCTGTTTGCTGAGAACTGCCTGCAGGAACGTCCGACAGGCGAAAAATCCAAACCCCGAACGTCCAGGGGGTTTGGATCGAGGGGAAAGATGAAGACAACCCCCGGGGTTTAGTCCGAGGGCTGTCCATGGGGGAAAAGATCACATTTGGAAAGACCCACGATCCCCACCGGGACCGTAGGCCTCAGGGTGTTTCAAAAACCCCTGCCCGGACCGAAGTCAACGGGCAGGGGCTACCGGGGGACTAGCGCTTGCCTGCCTCCAGGATCGGAAGACCTGCCTCGGTCGGAACATATATAACACTGTTCCCGCCCTTGTCTAGGTTCTCAATCCAAAGCCAACGCAAGTAGCTTTCATTGCCCTTAAGGCTATCGCCAATAATCTTATTGGCCTCCGCCACGCCACGAGCCCTTTCTACCTCTGCTGCAGCGAGGCTCTTTGCGGCCTCAAGCTTTGCCTCCGCCTCTAGTACCGTAATCTTACGGTTCTGTTCGGCCTGCACGAACTCGGCAATCCCTGCTTGCTCCGCAGACCAGACCTTGTACTTGGGGTAGGTATAGCCGCAGGCACTCACCAGGATACCAACGCCTACAATGACTATTATGGTCATCCAAATGCGGAACCGGACGTCGATGGGGGGCTGACGCTTTTCTTCGTAGTAAGTCAATATTGTTTCCTTTTCTTAGGTGTCAAACGGGATGGGCCGGGTGGGATTCGAACCCACGTCGGATCGATTATGAGTCGATGGCTCTAGACCGCTGAGCTACCAGCCCTAAGTTGAAGGTTGCTAGGCGCCGGCCGGACGCTTTGCTAAGATAGACCTTCCGCTACCCCACACTGTCCCGCAGTGGAGCGTCGATTGTTTCCTATGCAATTACTCCATGTGCCGGTATCGCTCCGGTCCGTTATATACATGGACTGCCGCAGGTAGAAGAGAGTCGGTGTTACCCGGCCCCACAGGGGCCCTTCTCCCAATGCCCAGTATACTTGGCATCGGTTTGCTTGCGACAGCTGCTGTGGTTTAGTGCCAAGATTCCAGATCTGACTTGGCGTTTGTAGAGGTGTACCTTAGATAATAAGGCTCTACACTTTGTTGCGTTTCAAGGGGGATCAGCCAACCTTTGGTACCGAGGTGCAACTGGCTTCGGCAGACTTGACAGAGTGCGCAATCCGACGGGTTGCGCCAACGTCTACTCGACCACATTAGCCTGTCTTCATGTGGTAGCCTGAGCAAGCTTCAACGGGCCTAAACCCTCCACTAGCTCAAGACGGTTAATTTACGATTCAGGTTCCGTAGTCCTGAATCCCGGAGATGTGTTCGTCTCCGACCCAGACTCCTATTAACCCGGAAGTCGCGAGTTGCCATTCTCGTATGGCTGCCACTCGAGCGGAGTGACGTGTACGGAGGAGCTCAGGTGCACCTAGCCCTCAAGTAATGCTCCTACTGAAGAAGCATAGCTTGAGGGCCAGGCCGTAGTCGTCCTACGGCCTGGTTCCTCTTCAGTTAGCAGAAACTGCAGCCGCAGTGGCATCCAGATCCAGGATGTCCTGCAGCCTATTACTAAGCATTTGCAGGCTGTGCTGGATCGTAGCCCCCAATGCCTCTCGTTCCGAGTCAGGCATTTCTATCCATGCCTTGACGATCTCCCGGCTTCCATACGCGGTTTGTGGCAGTGTGTATTGGACAACATCAACGATGTCGGCCAGATGCTCCCAGTTGTAGGAGTCCAGACTGCGCTTAGCCTGGAAGAGATTGCCCTCCAAGACGGCCCTGAGGCCAGAACCTGGCATAATCCCATGTTTTACGTATCTCATTAACGCTTCTATTGTTGCTGACCTCATTTGTTTCCTTTCTGTGAGGATCGTAGGGAGTCCAGAGTTGCATTCTGGGCTCCGTGGCGAACCACACCGATGGGTTTCGACCTACGCAGGTGCCTAATACCACCTGCAGTAGATTCCTTTTTCGGAGGTATCTACCCGGACCGTAGCTGGTCCAATGCTATAAGGCCTACCACCGATGAGATGAAATAGGCCTTATAAGCGGTCCTCTGAAGGCTACTAGAGAGGAGTATGTCATGTTACCCCATATATAGGGGTATTTTAGTCACCGTCATCCTCTTCAAAATCGTCCATATCTACCTCTACCAGCTCCTCTACATTGAAGTTGGCGGCAGGGTTTACTCCAATATTGTTTGAATACTGAAGTTGCGCTCGTTGATAGTCGTGGTTTTTGACATATGTAGATATGACAATGTCAGTGTAAGGGAAACAATTTTCCTTTTTTCGTCTGCCCATTAGTGCATACCTAACTTGAAAGCTCTGATGAACTCTTTATAAATCATGTTAACCTGCTTATTGCTTTTATTTAGCTCGTGCATTTCCACCTAAATCCATTGTTTCAACGAACGGATCCCCGTCAATCACGACGCCGCAGGCAACAATTGGCTTCTTAAGGAACGCAGCACCGTACTGCATGCTCCAGTGATTGCGATCAACTCCGCAACCAACGTTCATACCCCAGATCTTTGCAGTAGGTCCAGCCTGGTACCAGATGCCACAGGCGCTGTGGTAGTGGCCAATGACGGTAGGCTGCATGCGCATCTTGGCGGCACTGAAGGCAGGATGCTGACCGCCACAGCCTTCTCCGTGGTAGTAGTAGACTCCGTCTACTTCAATGTGCTCTACCCATTTCCAGTCATCGGTGGCGTACAGATCGTTGAATTCCTTGAGGTACATCTTGGGGATGCCCATCTTGGCATTCAAGCGCAATACGCGCATATCGTGGTTGCCTACCGTAATAACGGCATTTGGAAATTCCTTGTAGAGCTTCTGCACCTGATTATAGGCCTGCAGATATTCTTCCTTTGCTCCAGGGTTGTCTGGATGCTTGTCATGAAAGCTGATGCAGTGATGATCCACTACGTCGCCCACATGTATGACCTTATCTGTCTTCCATTTCTTAGCTACATTCTTCAGGAACTGCACATAGCCCTTATGCATGGCCGGTACGTGCGTGTCGCCGATAACCAGAACTCTGCTCATGGATTCTCCTGTGGCTGCGGTATGCAGCGTCAGGAGCATAAGCATGATGCTTAAGGGTTGTCAACTCCTGATACCTAAAAGAAAGCCAGGGCGTTAGCCCTGACTCTCTTGGACATCGTCCAACGGGTTCAGTAGTTCCTGTACCCGTTGCCAGCTCGTGCACCTGCCAGCGCCGACTGCCGTCGCTCCAGTTCCTGGCGCTTGCGGACAATTTCCGCAAGCATCGCCTGGAGGACGGTCTCGGTCTTCTTCAACTCGGCGATCTGGGCCGCCAAGTGAAGTTCCTCCGAGATCATCGTGGTCTGGTACTGAGTGGCACCCGTGAGGGTGGCCAGGGCACCAGTGATGACGGACGCAGCTTCCGGCTGCACGATAACGATGTTGTTGTCTGGGGTTTCCATGACAACTCCTTTCTGCCCCTGTGGGGCAAAGCCGACCAAGGTGCAATTAAGCACTCAAGGCAGCGAGATCTTTAAGTCTCAAAAGGAAAAACGTCTTGAGCAGTTTTAGGACCTGCTCAGGTCCAGGTTCACGGTCTTTTGCTGAGCTCCCAGTCCAGCCGCACGTCCGGCTGCATTGGCTCCCAGCGCTTGCCCATTCGCAGCATGGCCTCGTCGGGAACTCCGTGAATGTTCCCAAAGCTGTTCTCGCATGTTACGATGAACACGCTGTAGCCGAACTCCAGGGCGAGCTCCTGGTACGGCCTCATCTCCCAGGCCTGGCTAAATGTATTGCTCACTCCGACCTTCTCTATGCCAAACTCCAAGTCCTTTCGGACTTGGTCGAGGCACCACGCATGTGCCTCCTTGAGCTTGGTGGGGTCGAACTTGTAGACCCCGCCTTCCATGAAGTACTGATCTGCTTCATGGTAGTCGTGCCCGCACAAAGTACGGGCCAGGGTGCTTTTGCCCGATCCAGGCAGCCCCCTAACAATATACAGTGTTTTCATGTGCCTCCTAAAAAAGAGCAGTTTTAGGACTTGCTCAGGTCCCCGGGAACCCCGGCTCGTATTACGACTTCCACCACCACTTCACGGTCTGCCAGAAGCTGGGCCTCGCCAGCTTTTCGACCGCCTGCTCATCCTTCAGGCGCTCCTGCTGGATCGTCTCCAGCACGACGTCGTTCCGAGGAGCCTGCTTCAGCAGCTGGCTGTACTCGGGGATGTGCAGACTGTCCTGATCAAGGACAGCCTTGGTGTGCGCCTCCTGGAGCCGGTTAATCACTGCCGTCTTGACGGCAGCGACCTCGGGACGCTCGGCCTCAGCCAGGCTCATCGCCTGGCCGTAGGTGGTGCCGAAGCCGGAAGGACGCTCCACCTCGTTTCCGGCGTACACCGGAACGAGATCCGAGAACTCCTGCCCAGCCTTCTGGACGTAGCTGACCGGAGCCGGCTTCTCAGCAGGAGTTTCGGTCTCTGGCTTCGTGGTGAGCATGTCAATCAGGCCCTGCAGGTTGTTCACCTGCTGGGCGAGCTTGATCTTCTCGGACAGGGTCTTGGCCTCGTCGTGGGCCTTGACCAGGTCCTTGAGATCCTTGACCGCACCCTCAAGCAGTGCAGCTTCAGCCTTCTTCTGATCTTCGCTCTTCTCGTTGGCCGTTGCCGGAGTCTGCTGAACAGGGTCGGCAGCATTGCAGCTGCGGACGGTGATGAAGCAGGCTCCGAAGGTCAGGAGGGTGGCGATACCAACGATCATGTTGCGCTTGAAACTCATTTGTTTCCTCTTTTCGGGGATCTATATTGTTTCGGCGGTCCGGCAACATTGCCGGAATACCTATAGATCCTCTATATATGTATACCCCAAAATACCCCTATTTTTAGTCATATGCTGGATAGCTAAAGAAAACCCCTACCGCCGTATGGCGATAGGGGGCCCGGATACCCGAGCATAGGGGGTTACGTCCCCTACCGGGATCCCGGTAGAGGAAATCGTTAGGCCGTGGCCGTAGCCATCGGCTGACCACTCAGGGCAGTATCCCGCGCGTCCTCGGATGAGGTCGAACGGCTGGAGGCAGGAGCTGGCACGCTGGGACCCCGCATCTCCGGAGTGCTGGTCGCAGCAGGAGCCTGCTCGATGATAGCCTCGGCCTTGGCCTTGGCCTCGGCCTTGGCCTCGGCCTTGACCCACCCCTGACGAATGGCCATGGTGAGCATCGTAAGGCCGATACCGGTGACCATGGCCCCTACGAGGGCCATGATCTGGGTGTAGCTGACCGACGCTGTCAGGCTCTTGTTGGCCTGCATCGTGGCATGCTCGGCGCTCTCATTGAGGGCCCACGAGACCGGGTTGTACCACACTTCCCCCGTCTCCACGATGGCGGTCACCCCAGTCGGGGCCTGCATCGTGAGCTGCGCCACGGAGGTAAGCACGACCATGGCAATCACCGGCAAGCAGACGAACGCGGCAATCTTAAGAAAGTTCTTCATTGTTTCCTCTTTCGGAGGCTTGTATTGTTTTGGTAGTCCAGCAGAGTTGCTGGAATACCTACAAGTCCTCTATATATGTATACCGCAATACAGGCCTATTTTTATGCCTATAAAAGGCAATTGCAGCCTGCAAGTATATATAACGCAAAAGAGGGGTATTTTTAGCCCCCTTTTAGGGGGTCTTTATTAGCTAAAAAAAGAAGATTGGTTGTGTACACCCAACCTTCCTTTAGCCACTCATCCGGCCAGGCTTACCCATTTGGGTTTATTTCCAGCGTCTAGCTTTACGCCCCGCTTTTCGGCGTGCTGGAGGGGACCCTTCCCCTATCGGTGGGATTCCGATCCTGTTTGCGGCCCCCCATAGACATCTGCCTATGGGGGATGGTATATCCGGCTGACCATCGCCGGCGGGTACAAGCCTATACTCAACCCTAAAATACTCAGGGTGTATAGGATAACCTTCTGTGCCGGATCACGGAGGCTTGTCACCTCTCCTTGTCTGCGGCCTAATGCGGCAGACTATTCCGGATTAAATATGGGCACATCCGGAGTGGTTAGCTCAAGACATGTTTGGCTTTGTACGGCGCCACCTCGGTACCGTATGGGGTTCGAGCCCATAACCTGTCGGGTTGAGAGGCTAATTCCTCTCTAAGTATATATACCTCAAATAGGGCCTATTTTTAGCCCTATTAAGCCCATTGATTTAGATAGGTATCCAAAGGCTCTTCCAGCTTTATCCACCCTGTATCCGGTATAGTTATAGTCGCTTTCTTAGGGGTATATAGCCTACCCCTGCTTATATGCCAGCCTCCGGGTATACAGGCATTCATAGCAGTCGTGGTAGTAACAGTTCTCCAGTTGCAGTAGTTGATCCAAAAGGTGTCATAGCCGTTTTCATCAATAGTTCTTTTAACTATTGCACTTTTAAATAGTATGCCCTGAATGACTGTGGTAAGTCCATCTTCCGTAATTGTCACACCTCTATTATCTGTCCGAGACATATACTCTGTGCCTGCAATGAAGTGATCCCGTAGTCGGCGATTGCGTTGATTCACGTGTATTCCTTTAAATACAAACAACCCGGATTGCTCCGGGTTGCTGTATTTGAGTTTTATTTAGTTATTACTGAGGAGGAGGCATGGGTTGGCGTAGTTGCTCCTTGCCTTGGTTAGCTGCCTGCTGGGTAATACCGTCCAGCATGCTCTTGACCACGGCATGTAGGTTTGGATCCTGGCTCTTGATCTGATCCAGGATCTGTCTACGCTGCGAAGAGCCAAGTGGAGCTGTAGCCATGATTTCGTTGACCCGAGCCTGGGCATCCGCAAAGAAGCTGTCCAGATCCTTGCTGGGACCTGCTGCCATTGGTCCTGCAACGCCGTTGACGGGCATAGGAGGAGCCATTGGTGGACCACCAAGGCTGGGCCCGCCGGGCATGCCGCCGGCTCCCATTGGAGCCCCTGGGCCTGCGATCATTGCGCCAGGAGGAGCAGCCATGATCTGCTCGTTCTCCTCCGCCTTGCGCATCTTGTCCATGTACTCCTTCTCGGCCCGCATCTTGAATTCCTGCTCGGACTGACGCTTCTTGAAGGTATCCTTCCAGTCGAGGCCAAAGAGGGTAAGTACGTCCTGTTCTGCAGCAACACCCTGCATCATCATCTGCAGCATGAGCATGCGGCGTTCGATGTCGTCGGCATGGGTAGGCTTGGTGAGGTTGACTTCACAGGGCACCCAGTTGAGAATGGCGCTGATTCTGTCCACAATCCAAGTAAGGGTTGTCTGCAGGCCATGCAAGAAGTGCGTTTCACCGGCTTCAAAGAGTCTGGCTGCAAAGGGTGCGGTCTGAGCGCTCAGGGTCTTTCGATACAACTCTACTGGGACACCCATGCCGTTGAGGAAGTCTGCTTGAGCTTGCTCTAGGAGTTCAGGTACGACAAAAGCCTTGCCCTCGCCGCCAAGCAGCTGGTAATTAACAGGAATAGGCATCCACTGCCAGCCTGTAGGATCTCTACGAGCTCGCTCCACTGACCTCAACACGGACTGTCCGAAGCTACCGATATTGACTGACTTCATGAAGTCACCGCCTGCTCCGACAGAGGCGGGGGTTACGAAGCGAATTGGCAACATATGGTCTAACGCAATACTTTCGTTATTGCGCTTGAGGATCTGGGCAAGATAGGCATCTCGGAAACCGGCAATAACTGGAGGCAAGCCCCATACACCCATTTTAATATCGCTAAGATTGCCTAGCGAGAAATGGTGGACCATGTTGTCGCTGAACTGAAACAGCGTTCCAGATCGGACAGACTGCACCAGAGCCCAAGGCACACTCTCCAGATATTTCTTGTTTCCAGACTGAATCTGCTGCATGTCCTGCGGCGGCACTTCATAAAAATAGTCAGGTTTTCCGCCGTATTGG